CTTGTTCGTCCGGGGATTACATGGTGCTTGTTCGGTATGTATGCAGCCGTTAAAGCTTGCGCTATCTATATGGCGTTCTTATCGGATGCACCGTGGTACGAAGTTTTAAAAGCCAACTGGAACGAAAACGATTTTGGTCTTTTTACGATGGTGCTCACGTTTTGGTTTGTTGGACGTAGCATAGAGAAATATCAAAAGTCGTGAATGAAGAGGCAAAAGCGCTAGCAAAAGACGTATTAATAAAGCCCTTTGAAGGGCTGGCTAGGCTTCTGCCAGACGGAACCGTAACCTCCTATCCTGATCCCGGAACCAAGGGGCATCCTTGGACAATTGGCTGGGGAGCCACCGGCCCTGACATCCAGCCGGGAACCATTTGGACGATGGAGCAGTGTGAGGACGCTTTAGACCATCACATAACCTACTTTTATGTAGGTGTTTGCAAACTTAGTCCTACGTTTCCAAAAGCCTCCCCGCGACGCATTGCCGCAGTGACTAGCTGGGCTTATAATTGCGGACTAGGAAACTACCGAGTTTCTACCTTCAAAAAACGTATTGATGCGGGGGACTGGGATGGTGCGGCAAATGAGTGCCTTAAATGGACAAAGGCTAATGGTCGAGTCCTTCTTGGTTTGAAGAGGAGGAGGGAGGCTGAAGCTCTCTTAATGAAATGATTGCTTTTTCAACGCCGTGTTTTTTAATCCGATACGCTAATTTTCCGTGCGTTGTAGATAGTTTTTCAGCCCACCAAGATACGCAACCTGATTGTCCTTCAAACTCAATAATACGGTTAGCTTTTGTATTTCTTTGCTGGTCTTTTATAGATGCCCATCTACAGTTTTCTTTGTCATAGCCTTTTGTTCCGTCAATACGATCAATCGTCGTATTCGGTGGTCGCTCCCCCATATCCTTTAAAAAATTTGCAAATGAATTTCTCCAAGCGTCACACACAAAAATACCTTTTGCTCCATAGTTTGGATATTTTGCAGAATAAGGTTTGTGGCATCGTGAAACCATATTTACCCAAGAGTTGTATGTTGGTGAAACAGAATGTTTTGTTGTATGCCCATGTTTTGTTGATGTCATTTTACCTAAGCAAACCCGACTGCAAAAGATCCCCCGGCCAGATCGGCTTGGCGACGTTTTGGCTTTGAAGTCTTTACCACAATGAAGACACTGACGTACAATTTCTTTGGATTTCATAACTTGAATTATACCAGGATTATTATGAAAGTCAAAGCTGCCGGAAGAATTCTCCCCAGACTTACCCGCCGCCGTGCGGCAGAAGCTGCGCTGATGAGGTAAGAATGCCATTTCTTAAACTAAATTTCCGACCGGGGATTAACAGAGACCAAACCAGCTATTCAGGTGAAGGTGGCTGGTACGAGTGCGACAAAATTAGATTTTTTTCAGGCTACCCACAGAAACTTGGTGGTTGGAATAAATTTACGCCTAATTTTTTCTTCGGTATTTGCAGACAGCTTTTTAACTGGATTACATCCCAAAGTGATAATTTATTAGCCTTGGGTACGGACAGTCATGTTTATATTGAAACCGGAGGTGTTTATTACAACATAACCCCATTGCGTGCCACAGATAGTTTATCTAACCCATTTACGGCAACTAACGGCTCTTCAACTATTACGGTGTCGCATACAGCACATGGCGCTAGTACCGGAGATTATGTAACTTTTAGTGGAGCTACGGGGCTTGGTGGCAACATTACGGCTGCAGTTCTTAATCAAGACTATAAAATTACAAAGGTTAATGTTAACTCATACACTATTGAAGCGCGTTCACCTACTAATTTAAATTCCGTCACGCTTGTTACGGCTAATGCAACTGATGCTTCTGGATCTCCAGGAGGCGGTTCTGTTAGTGCTAAATATGGCGTAGCTTCTGGTTATGCTAGCACTACGTTTGGTTACGGTTGGGGTGCAGGTGCTTACAACGGAAACTATGGTTGGGGTTTAGGCGGATCTACACCCGTTGCGTTACAACAGCGCGATTGGTGGTTTGATAATTTTGATAATGACCTTGTTATGAATATCCGTAACGGGGCTATTTATTATTGGGAGCGTGGATCTTTAACTGCTCCGGCCACAGCTTTAAGTGCTCGTGCGGTTTTATTATCCTCACTGACTGGCGCAAGTGATGTACCTACCGCAGCTATGCAAACGCTTGTATCTCAAAACGATAAACATTTACTTGCTTTTGGATGCCAGCCATATAGTGGGCTTAGCACTGATTTTGATCCGCTTTTAATTCGTTGGGCAAATCAAGACGAACCTCAAAATTGGACACCTTCAATAACAACTTCTGCGGGTTTTATACGAGTATCACGAGGGTCTAGAATTGTCCGCGCATTTGCAACACGCCAAGAAATTTTGGTATGGACTAACTCTAGTCTTTATTCTTTACAATATCTTGGAACCACGGATGTATTCGGGCTTCAAGAATTAGCAGACAACATATCTATTATCGGGCCGCGTGCAGTAGCCTCAGCAAATAACGTTATTTACTGGATGGGGCAAGATAAATTTTATGTATATACAGGACAAGTTCAAACCTTACCTTGCACATTAAGGCAATATGTTTTTGAAGATATTAACTTTAATCAAACAGATCAGATTGTTTCTGGGACTAACGAAGGGTTTACAGAAATCTGGTGGTTCTACCCAAGTTCAACCTCCAACTGGAACAATAGGTACGTAATATTTAATCATTTAGAAAATGCTTGGTATTATGGAAGCATTGTACGTACAGCTTGGCTTGATACTGCGTTAAGAAGTAACCCTTTCGCTTCTAGGACAGGGGAAAACGATAGCGTCGGTTACAACTATATACACGAGTACGGTGTTAACGACGAGGACGCTGCAATGTCCTCTTTTATCCAGTCCGCAGATTTTGATCTAGCTGACGGTGAGCAATTTATGCTTACCAGACGATTAATACCTGACGTTAATTTTACCGAATCTACAGCTACGTCCCCAACCATAACTGTGACAATGCGCCCTAAAAGATTTTCAGGAAGTGCATATACAAACACAGCATCAAACACACAAAACGTTGTATCTAGTAGCGCAACAATAGATCAATACACCGAACAAGTATTTATTCGCGCTCGCGGGCGACAAATGGCGCTAAAAGTAGCATCTGAAGATCTTGGGGTGCAGTGGCAACTTGGTTCGCTACGTCTTGACGTTAGACCTGATGGTAAGAGATAATTATGGCGCTTGTAGGTTTTAAGGCACCAGCGTTACCTCTGCCTTCTCCGCAATACGATGTTCGTCAGCAAAATGAACTCAACCGTTCATTGAGGCTGTACTTTAACCGGCTTGATTCTTTATCCCCAAACGAAGCTCAGTCTTACAGAGCGGGTGAATTTATTGGGGGCACGTTTACAGGTACTGGGATTACCGGTACTTCAATAACTGGTTTCGGGCGTGGGTTAGAGTTTCCTTACGGATCTTTTTACGATACAACAGACCAAATTGCAGGAAGCACTACCGTAGCTTATGCAATAACACTAAACACAACCAGCATTGCATCCGCTGTCCGTGTTACAAATAACTCGCGTATTAGTGTAGATATTTCAGGTATTTACAATCTACAATTTAGCGTGCAGCTTGTAAATGATACCAACGCATCTCAAGATATAGATATATGGTTTCGCAAAAACGGCACTAATATTCCAAACTCAAATAGTCGTTTTGGTTTATCGGCGCGTAAAAGTCCAGGCGATTTTTATCACACTGTTGCTGCTCTTAATTTTTTTATAGATTTAAATGCCGGAGAATATGTAGAATTAATGTGGCGTACGACAAATGTCGATACATATATAGAGCACTACGCCGCGCCATCTAGTCCTACAAGACCGGCTATTCCGTCCGTTATTGTTACAATGTCTTGGGTGTCTGCGTTACCAGCGCAGTTTACCGTGCCGTTTGCAGGAGCATTAGTGATTGCAGGTCATGCGCCTACAATTAAAAAGTCTATAATTCCTGGGTCTGGCGCGGTTGCGTTTTTAGGTCATGCTCCAACTGTAACTATTGCTTGAGGTAATTATGGCTACTTTTTTAGACCCTTTAACCTATCAAAGTTATGATATACCTTCAGATTTTGATAAATATACTGATAAACAAAAAGTAAATTATCTTAATTCATTAGGCATAACGGTAGAACAATTAACATCAACTCTTGGACTTACTAACGCCGATGTAGCTTACCTTACTAGAACAGGATATAACCCCACGTATATCAACCCTAATAGTGGTATAGGTAAAATTGCTAGAACTGTTAATGGGGTTACGTACGATACTATAGAACAAGCTATTGCTGCTAGAGACGAAGAAGAGGCTCGTACGTTTAATGGCGTAATATATAATTCAGTACAAGATGCTAATAATGCTAGAAATATATATTTAAATACTTACAAAAAAGTACCTGATTCAGATATTGCCGCTCGTACTGTTGGCGGTAAATTATATAATACAGTAGAAGAAGCTAATGCAGCTAGAAATACTGTTAATGCCGGGAATCCGTTACCTGATCCTAAACCTACGGGAACAGGAACTGGGACGGGAACTAGTGGTGGTACTGGTGGTGGTACTGGTGGTGGTACTGGTGGTGGTACTGGTGGTGGTACTGGTGGTGGTACTGGTGGTGGTACTGGTGGTGGTACTGGTGGTGGTACTGGTGGTGG